TCCGCCAATGATACATTGGCCTTTTACTTTATAAATACCATCATCGAGTGATGATATCTTCACAGGAACAGTAAGTGTACCTATAAGATTTACAATAGGTACGTCAAATAATTTGTTATAAGATAAGCTATTGATATAGTCTACAACAGTGGACTTATCTTCAAGATTACCGATTATATTATCTAAAAGAGTAGAAAGCTCAGAAGACTTGACATAATTATCCAATCCGATTGTTTTCTTGACCTCTTCAATAATATGACCTTTATCTTCGTCAGTCATAGATATGTCATAAGAGAAAAGCAGTTTATCTCCAGAGAAAAACATAAGATTTGATCCGATGCATTTTACATCTGTAATCTGTTTATCTCCTTTGACATATTCTAATGTGTTGTCGATGGTCACCCACGCTATACTCTTACTGTCTTGGATGTAACAAAGTCCTGGGTATTTTAGCACCCCTCTTTGTAAAGCCTTTTCTGCAATTTGCTTAGTTGATGCAGAATACCAGGTTGGAATTAACGCCATGCTGTGATCACCTCTTCAATTTGTCATATTCATATTTTGAAATTTCTTTTATTGCATAGATGTCATTATCAGGCGGAAAATTATAGAGACCTTCAATGTGCCATCCATATTTTCCGTCTGAACTTAAAATAGCCTGTGCTTCTGTGATATCACATAGAAGCAACAGACTATGTTTCTCCTGATATTTGATATACAGGATATGATTAAGGACATCTACGACTTCATCATTTTTGATTACTTTATAATACATGTGATATCCTCCTTATAAGATGGGAATGGTTACCCCTCACTTGAAATTGAGAACATAAGTAAGATTCCAGAATTCTGTCCTGGATAAGAGAACCCATATGTTGCACCAGATTCATTAACCGTATACAGCCAGTTTGCAACTGTAGCATTTGGAGATCTGGTCCAATAAGATTCATACTCTGCAGGAGTAGAAGGTTTTGCTTTCTTTCTGGTATCATCATCTGTGAAATAAGCAATAGGAGCATTTGTTTCAGAAATATATGGTTCAGAAGTAGCAGTAGGATCAACTTCGTACAGAGATGGAACATAGAATCTGCAATTAGATACAGAAGTGTCATTAGACTTGTTACCGACAGAAGAGTATACTTTTACAGGTTTGATCAACGCTTTCCATAAAGGAGAGATTGCCTTAACCATACGAGTATTCAACCATGTATTTAATGTAGAATCAGCCCATCCACCTGCATTTGTGCTCTTATTATTATAAGGTTTTTCTGTACCAAGTAGATTAGAAGCAACAAATGTAATGTTAGCTCTCTTTGAAGCAACGTCAGACAGATAATATCCTTTAAACTTAGCCACTTCCATAGGGATTACTTCGTGGATCCATGCAGCAATATCCATACATTGTTCTTCACCAAGATCTGCGTACCAGACTTTAGCCCAATGTACAGTGCCTTTTGCAAAGTTTTCATATGCTCCATCGTCAGCTTTAGAACATCCAAATACGAGAGTGGAACTATGCTCTGGAATCCTGA